TCCGTCGGCTTCGTCCACGTCAACGTAATACTCGTGGCCGTGATGCCTGCCTCATCGGCAAGAAGCGCAGTGACCGGGTTCGTGGGCGTCTTGTCGTCCAACGGAGGCATCTCGATGGAGCCACGCTCCGACGGGAGCTCCTTTGCACGCGCATACTGATACGGTGAGGCCGTGGAGCGTCCCCACCGTGCGGAGAACGCGTTGCTGGACAACGCGGCCTGCACGGCCGGGTTGCCGGACCCGTCACCCTCGAAACCGTTCGCCATGAGACCGTTCTCAAGCGTTCGGTCACCAGTGAGGCGGAGGTTGCACTGCGGGAAAACCCAGTGCCAGTACGGGTGTGTGGTAGCCGTCTTACCGCCCGTCACCGCGCGAGACCACACCTCGATGCACACAGGCGTCGAAGGCCCGGAACCGACGACGGGCGCTGCCCAGCCGACCGCCAACGGCGCTCCGCCGCTGGCGTCGGGCTCCGTCAGGATCGTACCTCCGGCCAGAAGCTCGTACACCTCCGGCTCAGGCGCACAGATGCTGAAGTCCAAGGTGACTTTCTTCAGCACATCGGTCGCCTTGTACTGAACACAGATGGAACCATCCGCGTTCTTCTCGGTGATCTCGTCGCCCTCCTCGTACTCCGGCGTGAACGCCAGGCTGAGGAACTGGTTGGTGACGTAATAACTCCGCGACGTGTCAGGGGTTCCATCCTCCATCAACGGAATGATCCGCAATGCAAGACCCTGGACGCTGGCCGCGTTGTCGTACGTTTTGGTAGCAGCCATCAGTGATTCCCCTTTCGGGCGGACATGTCGACGTAGACGGCATGGCACACATCGAACTCGATGGCTGCTACCTCCGTCGCCAGGATGTCGGTACGGTTGTGTGTGGTGTCGTACACCTGAACAGTTTCCATTGTCCCGATGTGGACTGCCACAGGTCCAGTGACCGCAATGAGGTCGGGGGAATAGCCCGGACTGAAAACAGTCTCTGCACCAAGCGTGCTCAAAAGACTCTTCCCAGCATCATCCAGAAGGCTCAGCATCGAGTTGACCCCGACGTGAACCAATGGAGTGGTCGGCGACTTCCGATAGAACGCCGCCAAGGCTGCTCCGATAACCTTCAGAATCCCGTCGGTTGCTGGCGCCGTGTAGACCTCCACGTCCGCATGCTTGAGATGCGGACTCGGCCAGTCGTAATAGGCGCCGTTCTCGAACACGTGCGCAATACCCTGTTCCTCGCCCTTCTTGAGGGTGGAACTGGTACGGTCGATGTCCTGGTCGAGGGCACACCGTACGTTACGGGACAACACAGCATCGAGGCCGAACGGTTTGATCTGAAGGACGTTAGGAACCCCATCAGGATTCCCCACGACCACCTCGAAGGTCGGGGCGCAGATGTCGTTCACGCGAACGGCGAGTCCACACCCCGACTCTTCGAGGTCGTAGCCATTGGACCACGGACCGTTACCACGGATCACCGTGGCCGTATCCAGTAGGCCCATTCTGGCCTCCTATCGTTTCGTGGTTGACGAATCAGACAGAGGCCGGGTCCAGGGTCCCCGTAACCGCACCGAGAACCGAAATGTCCGCCGTGATCCACAGCGCGTCGGTGCCGACCTTGGCAAGACCCTCGAACGTCTCGACGAAAGTCTTGTACGAGTTCGACGCCACCAGCGTCGAGTCCCGCACAACACCAAGGTCAAGCGTGCCGCCGTCGAGGAACAGGAAGGTGCCCTCGGCGAACATCGAGATGCCCACCGTCTCCGGGAACGCATCCCACACGCCAGCGCCAGCAGTCGCCGTGCCGTCCAGGTCGTACGCCGGGGAGGCCGTCACCGCAGCCAGCCCGCTAGCGCCGTCCGGGTCCGCCGCAGCACCGTAGTGCCCGTCAAGGTGCCACGAGATGTTGATCCGACGGTCCGACAGGTACTTGTTGATCTGAGCGTCCGCCACGTCCAGGTTGTCCCCGGGGAGGCCAACGGTCAGGTCCTCACGCATGACGTCCAGCAGGAACTGCGGGGCGATAGCGCGAATCGGGAAGTCGCGGTTGAGGCGGTGCTTGAAGCGGAACGCCGCAGCCGCCTTGGCGAGAGCGACGAGGACGTCGCGCGTGGCACCCCACTTCTTCGTGGCGGTGACCTCCTGCGACTGCTGCTTGATAAGGGCAAGCAGGTGGTCGTCAGCGAACCGCGCGAACTGAACGAGCGCCAACTCGTTGTGCCGCTCGACCAACTCCGGGTAGGCGCGCGCCGCCATGTTCCCGAACTCCAGGCACAGCGTCACCGCCTCAGCAACAGCGGTGACCTCCTTGCCGCAGTCAACCGAGAGGCACGGCTTCGGCGACGTCCCATCCCAGACGCCCATAGCGCCCGAGTACCCGCCGAGAACCGGAGCCTCCGTGAACCGGATGCCGCCACGCGACGCCTGGAAGCCGACGAGCGCGTCTCGAACCGGACGGTCCGCAACACCGAGGCCGAAGATGTCATACTTGACCTCAAGCGGTGCGCACCACCCAGCGGCCGTGATCGCCTGCGGCGAGACCGCCTTGGCGATCTTGGCGAGGTTGCTCTCGACGTCCATGCCGGACAACGTGCGCTCCGGCGACGCCGAAGCAGTCACCGTGGCAACGATGTGCTGCTCGCCGTCACCGCCAGTGGCGCGGGAGATCGACTGGATACGGTGCACCATGGCGCGCGAGATCTGCTCGGCACTGGTGAACGGCGTCCCGGCACTGACGCCCGGGATGTCCGCCCCAGCGGTAACAGTCGTGAGCGGCCGTGCCGCGACCGGCTTGTGGCTGGCGGGGATTTCCACGGACGGAGCCTCCTGGTTCGTGGTGGTGTTGATGGTGCTGACGGCAGAGCCAGAAGCGGCAACCGCCTCAAGGGCAGGGGCGGCCGAAGTCTCAACGGGAGTCGAAGTCTCGGCGACAAGTTCCGGCGCGGGCGTCGGAGCGGAGGTAGAAGCGGAGGTTGCGACTGAGGCATCCACCTGCGGCGCAGGTGCCACGGTCAGAGCAGGGGCCGGGTTGGCGGGGTGCTCCGTCGTCACGGTTGCCGTAGCCTCAGAGGCTTCCAACGTGGTCTTCGGAACCACGCCAAAAGGCGTCGGCGTGTCCTTGTGGACCTGCACGCGAGCGCGTGCAGCTGCCGCCATCGCCTCCTTTTCCTGCTTCTTCTTTTTCTTCTCCTCCTCGTCGTCCTCCTCCGCCGGAGGCTCCTCGCCACCCGGCTCACCTGCCCCCTCCGGCTCAGGAGCAGAGGGCTCAGCGGGAGGCTCAACGGGGGCGGTCCCGCGGGCTTCCATTTCGGCACGAACCTGGTCGAGAGCGTCAGCGGCCGCAGACATGGCGTCTACGTCGTCGGCCGAATCTGCCTCGTCAAAGGCCGTGATGATCTCGCCTTCCAGAGCGGACAGATCATCGTCGGAGAGATTTCCGATGTCTGCCAGCTTGGCCTGGTAATCCACGGCGTAGGGTCCTTTCTAGTGGACGTGAGCAAGTTGTCCATCCAGAAGGTACGCCGCGTGATCCACGCCTTGTCGCTTCTGGGGGCTTGGTACAGGACTCAACCTTTGCGAACTCGCATACGCAAGGCTTGACGAGTCCTATCACGGTCTGCGGACTCCAAGGCAGCCACACGCGCCTGTAGTTCCGCAACCCCGGCGAGTTCTTCGAGACGAAGTTTGTACAACCCTGATGCCCCAGCGGCCACAAGTGCCATAACGGCACCGGACGCCACGGCGGCACGTGCGATGGGGAACCCTGGGACGTTGACCTGGCACACGGCAACCAGTTCAAGATTGCCGTTGACGGGCCGCCAGTCGCCCGATGGGTTCGAGGCTCGCAATGCTCGCAGTTGAGTTTTGGTGATGTTGGGCCGTAGAGCTCCAGCAACCCAAATGCCGTGCTCGTCCTCGCCGATGTTGACATCCGCTACAGCAGATGCTGTGTCATCGTAGTGCTGAACAGCCTGTGCGGAGCTGGCCTGTAGAGGTGCGTGGCCTCCAGCCAAGGTGAGCTGCCCGACGGGAAGCTCTACACCATCAGCCGTCACAAGGGAGCCTGTTTTGAAGTACGCGTAGTCGCTTTTCGATTTAGGGGGTGTAACTTTCCCGGGTAGTCCGATGTGCTGTGCCGTCCAGTCGGCAATGTGTCCGAAAACACGGCCGTCGTCAGTCACTTTCAGGGGTTGCCGCTGTTTCAGTTCCGGGTTCTTGAACCAAGAGCTGGGCGGATCGACCGGAATACCCGCAGCCACCAGGGACAGCGGCGCCGTCAGGGGGTCCGTCTCTCGGTAAATCTTCACCTTTTCGGTGAAACCACTCGGCGGCATGAATCCTCCTACGACAGCCACCCCGGCGGGCGCGACTACGTCTGGTATAACACATACCGTGAACAAGCACAATAGGTGTGCAATTTTTAGGGTATCAAATTTTTGAAATGTTGGCGACCGTGCACAGCCATTTGGTCAAGTCCATGTTACACATGAAGTTGTCCAGGCGCCGAATACCACGATCGAGACCTTTGATCTTTGAATATTCGCAGTTCGGCAGGGCACATGTTGCATACCCGACATCACCTACACCCGTTACAGCGACACCGAAGACAACCTCGTATGTTTTTTCGGGCGCGTGCTCTGTGTTGCTCTCACCTTTACGAGCCGGTCCGACCAGAGCCACCCAGCCATCGGGAGATGGGCTCTCCACGGACGTAATGCCCAACCATAGATCTTCTATCGACTCTCCGAAAAACCACTCGTACTCGGCATCGCCGCCAGGGTCGAGAATGAAAAGCCAGGGTTTGTCGGAGGTAATATCTCCGTTGCGGGCCAAAGATGCCCACACGTTAATGGCGGTAGGAGCCGCGACGTGACAGGTCTCGGCGGTGTCGATCAGCAACCAAGTATCAGCCTCCAGG